AATAAGAGATTATATATATTCCTATCATAAATACATAAATGCCTGGTGGTTTACTAAATATTGTTTCTTATGGAAATCAAAATGTAATATTAAATGGAAATCCTTCTAAAACGTTTTTCACAAGTACATATGCAAAATACACAAATTTTGGTTTGCAAAAATTTCGCATTGATTTTAATGGTCAAAGAAAGCTCTATCTTAATGAAGAATCGAAATTCACATTTAAAATACCTCGTTATGCCGACCTACTAATGGACTCTTATATTGTTGTCACGCTTCCTACAATATGGAGTCCAATTTATCCCCCTCAGGATTGCTCGGGTGAATGGAGACCCTATGAATTTAAATGGATAAAAGATATTGGTGCACAAATGATTAAAGAAGTAACTATTACTGTTGGACGTCAAATATTGCAAAAATTTAGTGGTCAATATTTGCATAATTTAGTAGAAAGAGATTTTTCGCAGGTCAAGAAAGATTTATTTAACAAAATGACTGGCAATGTAGATGAATTAAATGACCCCGGAAATAGCGGTGCACGTGTAAATCAGTATCCAAATGCATATTACACTTCTGCACAACAAGGTCCTGAACCATCCATTCATGGGCGAAAACTGTACATTCCTTTAAATACGTGGTTTACAAATACTAGTAAAATGGCGTTCCCATTGGCTAGTTTGCAATATAATGAACTACATATAGAAGTTGTCATGCGTCCAATTCGAGAAATTTTTGTTATTCGTGATGTCACAGACTCGCGTTTGCCTTATGTTCGTCCCAACTTTAATGTTGCAGAGCATCAGTTTTACCGTTTTTTGCAACCCCCACCAGATATTTCATTGAATTATAGCGATTTGAGAACAAATTGGGATGCCGATATTCATATGCTATCAACCTATTGTTTCTTATCGGAAGATGAAGTCAAAGTATTTGCACTGAAAGAACAAAAATATTTGATTAAAGAAGTTCATGAATATTCATTCAAAAATATCACCGGTAGTAATCGCGTAGAATTAGATTCGCGTGGCATGGTAGCCAATTGGATGTGGTATTTCCAGCGTAGTGATATTGATTTAAGAAACGGATGGAGTAATTATACAAATTGGCCATACGACTATTTGCCGCATGAAATTCAGCGTGCAAATACTAGCGGTAGTTATGTATTATCGCCTTGTTATCCTGGTGGCATTGGTCCGGGATTAAATCCATGGGACCCTGAGACAAGCACTGTTGGTACTCAAAGTAATTTATACATCACCGGTAATTATCAAGTAAGCAATCAGAAAAACATAATGATGGATTGTGGTATACTACTCGATGGTAAATATAGAGAAAATACTCTACATGCCGATGTATATGATTATATTGAAAAGTACAGCCGAACAAATGGAAACGGAAAAGAAGGACTATATTGTTATAACTTTTGTTTGAATACAAATCCATTTGACATTCAACCCAATGGTGCTATGAACATGAGTAAATTCAATAAAATCGAACTCGAAATAAATACTTTTGTTCCACCATTGGACCCATCCGCACAGACATTTACTATTTGTGATCCAGATACGGGTGAAATTATTGGTGTAAATAAGCCAACGTGGCGTATATATGATTACAACTATGACCTGACTGTTTTCGAAGAACGTTATAATGTTGTTGTCTTTACGTCGGGTAATGCGGGATTAATGTATGCACGATAATAATACACAAAACAAGCTATAAATAAAATACAATATGAACATATAATATCTAAACTATTATACTATATGTTCGCGTAACATTTCTTATTTAACATTTAGTATTTGTTTTTTATTTGATTTTTGGAGGACTTAATCTTCCATTATCTGAATCCAATACAGTAGTATCTATTATCTTTTTCATAAACTTTGTATGATTTACTTTTTTTGAACATTTAATCTTATTTGCCGTAGCTTTATGTATTTCTTCGCAATCGATATCGTTTTCTACCCAATTGGGATGTTTCTCTCGCCACTCTTTAATAATTTGCGTTGTCATATTATTATGGTTTTTATGAATTTCGTCTACTGCATGAGTGAGTTTTATATTTTCATTATCTTTTTCCCATAAATTATTATCTCGAACATAAACCGTATTTAACTTCTTATCGCTACAATGTATTGGTCGCTCTGTAACATCCATATCTTCCAGTTCTTTAACCACCATATTGGTAAATGTATCATAAAGGTCTTCTTCACTTATTAATGAATTCCATGTTTGATTATTATATTTTATATTTTTAACAAAATCAGTTAAATTCATAGCATTCTGACAATTTTCTTGTAAAAACAGTTGCATATTAAAACTATTATTATATGTATAATTTGTTACATGATAATGATAATGTGTATGTTTCTCATTGTCATTTTCACTTCTATTGTTCTTTATTTCAATATTATTGTTAAAATTATCACTATTAAAATTATCACTATTAAAATTTTGTTGATGTTGATGTTTTTTTTCATTTTCATAAATTATGATATTATCCTGACAATTCTCTTGATTTGACAACGATGTTAATATTTCTATTTTTTCTTCATCACATTCGATAAACTTTATTTTATCATCAATCTCTTTTCTTTTTTTACTGAGATTTGTAATTATCTCATTTTTTTTTATCATATTCTGAACTTTTTGAAAATTCCTCATATGTTTTTTTGTTTTCAAATGTCGATTGAAGGTTCCCAAATGTTTTGTTTGGAAATTACAGAACTTGCAAAGTACCCCCGTGTTTTCATTTTTTTTGGATTTTTTTGGATTTTTTTTGGATTTTTTCTTAAAATTTCTCGATTTTTGGCTCGTTTTGGCCTGTTTTGGCTCGTTTTCAGCGGCTCGTTTTTTCACAGAATGTTTACGTGTGGCAATATGGCGTGTAAAGTTACTTTTTTTGTCACACCCATAGTCACAATATTTGCAATAAAATTTATGGGTTTTTTCATTCAGTGCGAAATTAGTCGGTGCGTTTTGGTGCGAAAAATCCATAAAATTAGGGTATATTTTTATGCTGTGTGAAAATATTTTTAAATCCTTTATCTGCAAACTATAATAATAAGAAAAAAATCAACGGCTCGTTTTTTGTAAAAAAAGTGGTGCGTTTTGGTGCGTTTTTTGCCTGATTTTTTGCCTTCCTACATTAAAAAAATATTTTTTTCCAAATTTTTTTCCAAATTTCAAAAAATGGGTTTTTTCCAAATTTCAAAAATGACACCATTATGGTTTGTTTTTTGAAAAATCATAAAAATGGGGGAGGAATTTTTTTTTTTTTAATTTTACAAAAAATTTTTGAAGATTTTCACGAAAATTGGATTTTTTTTTTCACAAATTTTTTTTTTCAAAAAAAACCTCCCTTTTTGCCCTTTTCAAAAATGGTGAAAAATAACGATTTTGAATCATGTTATGTTTAAATATGGTGAAATATACCGATTTTATGTTAGAATGGACTACAAACATAATGATTTTATCCATACAATAAAGAAAATTTGCCTGAAAAATTCGATTTTTGAAAACGCGGCGTAAAAAAAATGCGATTTCGTAAAAAACAGCGATTTTCAAGCCTGATTTCAAAAATTTCAAAAAAAAATTCGATAGAAAATTCGCAAAATTTTTTGATTTGTTACTGTGCAATCATAAAATATATATCGATTATAGCCATTTGTTGTTATGAAACAAGATAGTAAAAATATTGGTCATTTTCAATCGAGTAAAATCAAACTCATTTTATATGGTACCCCATATGAAAAAAACCACATTTTTTTAGCCACCATTTTTTTATTCGATTTTGAATACACTTTTTTGAAAAAAATGCGATTTTGTGAATATTATCATCCATACATTTATTAAACATACTGATTTTTATTAAATGTAAGAAATATTTCGAAAAAAAGTAGCGATTTTTTCAAATTCGCATTTTTTGCGATTTTTGCTCAAAAAAACGGGGTTTTGTCACGCATTTTGAGCAAGAATGACGATTTTGGACGGCACTATAAAATCAAAAAATGCCTGTTACCGATTTAACATCATATGCTTTATGGTCTTTATTATTTTCAGAATGGTAGACAAAATGCGATTTACCGTGTTGTGCAGTATTCACTGCTAGCATATGGACCTTTTTTATATTTTTATATGGATGGTTAGAAATGCTAACAAAACGATGCTCGAAATTGGATGGAGACATTGGTTCTTTGAACGAAACAAAGGATTTGTATAAACATACAAGTAGGAAAAATGTTATCATAATCCAATATAAATGCTGCATAGTAAAACGGGCTTTCATGAAACGTTTCAAATAATATTTATATATTATCTTGTGATAATATATTATGACACCAATTGAACAAAAAAAAGAAACAAAGAAAAAAGCCGAAGAAAAAACCAAATCAAATGACTGGGGTTCGTTTGGGTTAAGTGTACTTGTCAGTTTTGTCTATACATTAGTATGGGGTCTTATAGGTTCGAATTTACTTTTTATTATTAACAGTAATTTAGATAAATTATTACCTACTGACCCTGAACAATTGCCATATTCAATTCCAAAAGCAATAGAGATGAGACCATTAAATTCACAAAAAGGTGGAGAATATAGAAATTGTAAATATTCATCAGCTACAAAAGGGAAAAAGGGTTCTTTTATGGACTTGTTTACAGGATTTACCACAACAAAAGGGCCCAGTGGTAAAATGTCTACGAATTTCCCATATAACTTAAAAAGTAAGGATTCGTTATCATGGATTGATAATGTAAAAGATTGGTTTGCAAACAGTATACAATTTTCCTATATACACGGTCGCTCTGTATTAAAAGACCTATTGGGATTGTTTAACAGGGCTTGTTCACAAACAGAAAACGATACTGTAATATTTTTACTAAGTATTATTATTGTGCCTTTGATCTTATTTTCATCGCCTGGATGGGGATTTTTCTCAACATTGTTTGGTGAATTTTTCTCTACCAATAATGCATGGGTTTTCGGTGGCATATCATTGTTATTGTTTGGTATAGGAATGTTTATACCAGCTTCCGTTAGTTTTATTCAATTTATACAAACACTTGGTTTATTCTTTATTTTACCAGTACTAACAAATAGCAATATTGTCTTGTCTATTATGAAAGAAAAAATTAATGTATTGGCTGCTATATTTGGTGCTTTTGTTGTATCACAAGCATTTTCATATTTAGACAACACCATTTCAATTTCAATGTTGGTTGCATACATAATATCAATAATAGCAAGCAACTTTATTTAGAAAATCAAACAATATTGGTTATATATATATGATACTAAATAGTGTTTTATTCGGAATTGCATCTATTATAATAGGTAATATTGTGGGATTTATTGTAGGATATTTTCTTTCAATTGATTTGCCCAAAGTTTGTAAAACATGGAATAAAAATTATATCATGGAAATATCATTATTTTTCACAGGTATGATAACATTCTTAGCCTACAATTTGCTAGTAAAGTAAAAATTGCAATGATTAGTTTATTTATATATATTTTAATTTAAATACATATAAATAGTGATTGTCATTATAATATAATTCTTGTTGTAAGTAACTATAACGTATTTTGAGATGGGTAAAAAAAATCGCAAGAAGGATAAGCAAAAAAAGAAAAAGAACATGAAGCCATTTGTAAGTGTATGTACACCGACATTTAACAGGCGACCATTCATTGAGCATGCTATAAAATGTTTTCAGCATCAAGATTATCCAAAAAATAGAATGGAATGGATTATTATAGACGATGGTACCGATAAGATAGAAGATTTAGTAAAGGATATTCCAGAGGTAAAATATTTTAAGTACGACGAAAAGATGTCTTTGGGAAAAAAACGTAATCTAATGCATGAAAAATCGTGTGGGGAAATACTTGTATATATGGACGATGACGATTATTATCCACCACAAAGAGTTTCACACGCAGTTGATATGTTGCAACGACATAAGAATGCTCTATGTGCCGGAAGTAGTGAAATCCACATATACTTTAAGCATATAGAAAAACTGTATCAATTTGGTCCATATGGACCAAGACATTCAACGGCAGGTACATTTGCATTCAAACGCGAATTATTGAAAGAACATCGATATGAAGACCATGCTGCATTGGCCGAAGAAAAAGCTTTCCTGAAAAACTATACAGTACCTTTTGTTCAATTGGATACGAAAAA